AGATCCTGGCCATAGATTGCCAGCACCTGATTCGTTGTAAACGTGTGCTTCGCGCCATCCACCTGCGCCTGTTTCAGCACGTAAGTCGTGTGAAACTTCTGGATGTATTCCAACCCAGTATAGTTCACCAACACGTGGAACAGCTTTGTTTGCACGTAACTTAGCAATAGCTCTACGGATATTTGCTGAAGTGATTTGTGAAGCAGCACCACCGGTAACACCAGTAGTTGTTGTTCCACCACCTGAGTAAATTACGTTGCTTCCACCGCGAAGAACGGTTTGAGCAAATCCGTCAATAGAGTCTGCCATATTGTAAGCGATGATGTCAGCGATTGCTGGATCAACATCAGACAATGAGAACAGTTCTAATTTACGTGTTGCAATTGCAGCATTTCCGTATTCGTTAAGAGTTACAGAAACGTTGGTTGTATTTCCTAATGCAACTGAATCTGGATCAACAGTTTCAGTTAAGGTTCCGGTTACGGCAGATAGATCTGTGTATAATTGGAATACGACAGATGAACCTGGCATAGCCTGTTGTGCTGGACGCTTATCTGCAACATCGCGGATAAGTGGCATAGCACGTAATGCAAATTCTACATAGCGATCGTAAGCAGTCTGTACTAAGGAAGTTCCCAAGGACGCGGTGCTAGTGCTAGTATAATTTTCTGTAGGCATTCAGTTCACCTCTTTCAAGGTTGATAGTAGTTGCGATTTATCGCCCGAGTGATTGACCGAAAAGAAGTTGATCTAGTTCATCTTTGGTCTTCGCAGCCATAACCTTTTGGTGTTGCGTTTGCTCACCTGAAGGGTTTTGTGCTGTTGAAGTCACATTGTTGATACGTTGATTATCTCTTACGGTTTCTTCATCTACAGACGGTTGAACAGATTCAGGTTGTCTAATACCGAATACATCACTGTATTCGTTTAACCAAGCATCAATCTGTTCTGGTGTATCAACATCACTAGGAATAAGTCTTGCTAGTTTATCTGGTACACCTTTTGAGGCCAATACATCTTTGACAGAGCGGGAACGAAGTTCTGAACGCATCTTTTGGAGTTCAGCTTCTACAGCTTCTCTTTCTTTTTGCGCCTTTTTTAACGCCTTACGTAATTCCGCAGGGCCGTTATCTTGTTCCTCGTAATCATCTTCTTCGTATTGGTTGGCCATTGCAGCCACTCCCTTTCATTAAGTTGTCGTACACCACATACACAAACAGGGGAATCTGTGATGGCTTGTACTACCGGTCTTCGGATACTCTTCTAAGTGCCGGTGCGCTTAGTAGGTTTTAGAACTGGCCTGAAGTAGTACGTGATAGAGAACCTCTACCTACGCCTGCTTCGCCAGCAAATCTTGCTTGTTCTTGTTGAGAAAGATCTTGTAATTGTTGTTTGTATGCAGCAGAACTTTCTCCACCAAATACTGCAGAAGTAGCTTGCTCTATACCAAATGGTTTAGCACCAGCAGTAATCTGTGAAAGTTTCTCAGCAGTAGGTAATAAGCCAGCAACTTGTTCAAAACCTTGACGTGCTTGTGCTTGAGAAACACCAAGACCAGCATAAGTTTCAGCCATAGATTTAGGTGCAGCTAATCCTTGACGTGTAGCCTCAGCACCAAATTGAACTGCTTGAGCTTGACGTTCAATCACTGATAATGCACGATTAGGATCAAGAGCATAAGCAATCATATCTCCGTCACCAAGATTATAATATTCTTTTAATTGTTGTTTGAAGAAAGGATCAGCACCATCAATGGTTTGTGCGGCAATATCAACACGTGATTTAAGTTCAGCAGGTGAAACATCTACACCAATGAAAGTTGAAAAGTCTGAAGGATCATCATAGAAACCTACAGGTAAACCTGCGCTACGCATAGTTTGTTTATATGCTGATTCTGTTGCAAGATATTCTGCAGGGGACAATACAGGAAGTCCTGCTTTTTTACGTGCAGTATTACCAGAAAAACGTTGTTGATATTCAGGGGTTTCTTGAAGTTTAAGAGTTACAGTATCAGGACTAAAACCTTGTTGAACATATTCTGTAATCTTAGGGGCAAGAGAACCAAGACCATAGTTGTTAAATAGTTGTGTTGTGTATTCAACCCAGTCAGTTTTCTGTGTTTGCAAACGAGCATTTTCAATTTCTTGTGCTGCACGTCTGGCTGCTTCTTCAGCAGTAACCTCAGCAGCAGGTGCTGCACCAGTTACACCATAAACACCAGAAGGATAAAGAACTTTATTGATTTGGGCATCAAGAGCAGTTAATTGTGCTTTAGTAGGATTATTAGGAATTTTAACATCAACAGTTCTACCAAGATTTTTAGCTTCTTCAACACGGCGTTCTAAGTATTGTTTACGAGTTTCTTTAGCCATTTAAGATACCAATCCAAAGTCTTGAAGAACCTTACGAGAAGCAGACATCATAGACTCTTCAGCATTCTTTGTTGAACGCCAACGAGGGTCATTCTTTCTAATGTCTTGTTGAAATTGCCACAAAGGTTTTTGCATAGGTTTACCTTCAGCATCCAAACCAGTTAACGCTTGATTAATATAATAATCATCAAGAGAAATACTTTGCTCATCTATCTCTAACAAATTAGCCATAGCATTAGTATAAGAAGAAGCAAGTTGACGAACAGTAAAACCTTTATCTATTTCTGCAGACAATGTAGGAAACTTAGATTTAGCTTGGTTTTTAACATATTGTTTATATGTTTCAATATCATCTTTACCAGTCAAAATATTAGTAGCAGCAGTATTATACCAACCTTGATCAAACTGCATACCATAAGAACCAGCAAGTTCTTTCAAAGTATTCAACTGTTCAACAGCAGAACCTTTACTAAAATCAATCTTGCCTGAACGAGCAATTTGAGGTTTAATAGTTGTCGTATCAAAATTACCTGCAGCCCAATCGCGAGCAAGTTTATTAACAGCTGCATCATCTAAACCAACACCAAGATCGGTAGCATAAATTCTAATAGCATCTGCTTTAACTTTAATATCTTGAGCAGAAGGACCTGCTTTAACACCAGTGGCAGCAAAACCATACTTTTCAGGGGCAGACAAATATCCTTCAAGAGATGCTTGAGTACGTTTACCTGCAACAGCATTACCATAGTTAAATTCAGAAACTGTACGAGCAGCCTGAAGCATATCATCTTTAAACTTTTTATCTACTACAGAAGTAGGATTAGAATAACCTAAAGCCTTTTTGTAACTGATAACCTCTTCAGGGGCCATCTTGTACAAACCATACTCAAATTGTTCATAACCTACAGGTTTAGAAAAAGTTTCAGCTGTACCAGCAGTACCTAAAAATAGGTATTCTCCACCAATAAAATTAGGATCATTAATTGTAAATACGCCATCTTGACTACCAGGAAGAACTTTACGTTCAGCTTGTCTAGCAGGATCAATATCAGCACTTACATCAATACCAGCAATGATTGTAGGATATGTATACTCCCCACTTCTTAAACCTCTACCAGCATCACTGCCAACTGTTTTTAAAGGTTGTTCAAAACCAGCATCGGCTTGAGCTTGTTGTACATCCTCAGTCTTTGGTTGACCTTTTAAATTAGAAAGTTGACTACGTAAATCATCAACATATTGTTTAGTTACAAGACCACTAGGTCCTCTTTGACCAGGAGCAGCAGGAAGTTTAGCACCAGGTTTAGTTGCCCTAGCAATTTCAGACTCAAGTGCAGCAACTTTAGATTCAGATTTTTTAGTCTTTGTTTCAGCTAAAAGAGTTTCAGATTTAGCTTTAGATTTTTCTCTGTTCTGTTTACGCTTTGATTCAAGGTCAACAAGTTCTGATTCTTTAGATTTAATCTGGTCATCTAAATTAACACCTTGTATAAGATTTCTTTTATTTAAAGACTTAATCTCATCCTTTAAATTATTAATCTTAACGTTAAGGTCTTTATATTCTTGCGCTAAAGACTTATCATTGTCAGCCAATTAAACTCCTAATAATTCTGAAAACAAAACCCTCACAGCCATTTCAGCCTGTGGGTCTCCTTGTGCTATTTCTTGAATCTTGCGATACGCATTTTGACGTATAGCTTCTTTCTGTTGCCTTTGAACTTTAGTATCACTGGTTAACATATTTAACATTAAATCAGCTTTATCATAAGCATCAAGCATCTGTTTATACTTACGGGTCAATTCGGTCTTAGGTGCATCCCCTGAATCAACCATAGAACGTAAATCTGTAACAGCATTAACAATCTGTTGTTTACTTTGTCTTGTTTCAAGTTCTTGAACAAGTAAAGGTTTGTCAGATAAAAAGTCTTCTTTAGTAAAAGCCCACTCATCACGAATAGCAGCCTTTAATGAAGGAGAAAAGGTTTGATCTAATCTTTCATCAAACGATTTCTTCAGTTCATAATATGATCTTTTATCTTCAGCAACGCTTACCTTTTTGAGGAAATCATCAATAGGCACAGCCTCAGTATAACCTTCACGCTTTAAGAAAGTGTAATCATCAAAGTTAAATTCACCAACATAAGGGATGAAGAACCCTGAACCTTCTGGATACTTAGCAATAAGATCTCTGTTTTCACGTACCCATTTAGCAGCACTATTAGTTTTCTTAATAACTGCAACCTTATTAGTATCAGTTTCACCAATAGTATAAGCAAGTAAACCAGGATTTATCTTAGTCCACTTTTCCAAAGCAAGATTATAAGCATCAGGTTCACCAGTCATAGCAATTTCATTAACCAGTTTATTGAACTCTGCCTTAAAGTTTACGTTACCAGCATCCTTTAAGTATTCTGGTATGTCTTGACCAAAACCTATTTGAGGTGCTACAGGAGAAATTAAACCAAGGAAGAAACGAGTAACAACAATGTTAGCTGCTATTCCTTCAATCTTTTGACGGTAATCAAGTTTCTGCGCTTCAGTTGCATCAAGAGGTAAAGACTGATTTGTTGCAGCCATATAAACAATTGCCTTACGGGCTGCTGAAGCAAACTGTGATTCACGTTCATCTTGATTTAAAGCATCAACTGCACGGCGAATATTAGAAGGAATAAGAACATCAGTCCATCTAGCATTCTGTGAACGTGGTCCAAGAGCAGTACCAAGTAAACGATCTTTAACAGGTGCCATAAAGTTAGGCATCATTCTGTACAAAGTCATCATTGACAAACCAGACAAAGGACCAGACAAAGTAGGAATAGAAGATTGTGGATCTAATGATGGGGTAATCATTTTAATCTTACCAGTAAACTGCAAAGGCATAGGTGTTTGCAAAGTCTTACCAGTTAAAACTTTAGTAACAGGAGCAATAGCTGCAGTTAAAATTTCATCACCAGGGAATATAAAATACTTATCCCCATTTTCATCATTATGAATAAAACCAGCGTGATCTAAACCATCAGATGATAAACGAAGTTTAATAAGTGACTGAGGATTCTTTATTGCAGTTCTATATGCACGGCGATAGAAATCTTCTGTTGCTCTCCAGAATCTTGCAAAGTTACGAAGAGACCAAGCCATATTAGTACGAACATTTGGATTATCAACAAACTCAAGAGTACGTCTAACAGCTAAATCATTAGCAGCATTAGAAGCGTATTCTGCAGCAATCTTCTCTGCAGCTTCTTGTGAGTAACCTTTTTCTACAAGTTGTTGAACTTTTTTATTCTCAACACCAGCAAGTTGTTTACGATAGTTTTGCCAGTTAGCATAAAAGAAAGGTTCACGTGTAAGTGTAGCAATTTGACGATCCATCCAAGCGTAACCTTTTTCTTGAATAGCCTTAATAAATCCACCTTGATTGTTTGCTACAGGAACAAACTGTCTACCCAAAACTGTTGCTGGAAGATCCTCTTTATTAAGAGCCTTTAAAGCATCCATATCAATATCAGCATTAAGAACAGTCTTTATTGTTCCATCTTCTGCAACTTCTTTTCTACGAACAAGGTCTAATAGTTTCTTACTAATAGCACCATCAGCGTTACGATAGATTTCTGAAGACTTAGCAAAAATACTTACAGCAAGTTGCAATGGGCTTAAAGCCTCACCCTCGTAAGCGTTAACAAATCTTTTAAGAATGTCAGGATTATCTTCAAGATATTCCTTCATAAGTTTAATAGCAACATCAGGTTTATCTAAATTTTCAACAGCAATCTTACCTAATTGACCATTAAGTTCAATTCCCTTAATTGCTTCAACTTGCCAGTTTATATAAAAAGACGGGGAATGAATAGGGATAACATCAAAAGGACCAGTTGATTGTTTACCTTTTAAAGCATTAGCAAGATTAGTGCTGAACTCTGCTACATCACCATAGATTCTTGATACAGCTTCTGGTGAACCCATTCCTTTTTCAGCAAGCATTTCAAGACGAACACCTTGAGAACCTGAAACAGAAATATCTTCAAAAGCTTTTGAACCATAAGAATAATTAAAGAAGTCTTCAGCATACTTAGTGTTCTTCTTTTGAGATAAACCTCTCAAAGGTTTAGTTGATGCTTGCATAGCAATAGCCATTAATGGTGCTAATTCTTTACCATTCTTAGCCTTGCTCGCAGCTATTCTTAATTCTTCGTTAATACCTTTTTGTGTGTAATTATACCAACCACGCATAGGTAAAGATAGTTGTCCAGCATCAAGATAACCACCTTTTTTATTAATGTTAGTTATACGGCGTAATGCACGTGATGCTTTAAAACCATCTGTAAATAATGATTTGACTGCAGTGTAAGGTGCAACAAATCCAAACATCATAGCTTCTTCAATTGCTGAACGAATACCAAGACGTGGAACAAGAGTTAAGAATGACCAAGCGTCAACAAGACCTTGTGAAACCTTATTGTTAAACAAAGGTCCCATACTTTTAACAAACCAGTTTTTAGTTCTGTATGCTTCACGATACCATTCGTGAATAGGTGGTATTGAAAGTTCGTCAGATAGTTGGTATAAAGCAACAGCTTTAGGGTTTGATCCACCAAATTTAGATGGATCTATTTCTAGCCCATCTCCACCTATTTCCTTTAAAGCTGAACTATAAGAACCAAAGGAATCAACATAAGCTTTGGTTGCTTTTTGTGGAGTAGCGTAAGTTTCATTTTTTAGAACATTAATAGTTCTATTGAGTATTGCACGTCCTGAGTCTGTTAAAGACAAACCCATACTATGTGCCATAGTTGCAACAAGACCGTCACGTATTTTGATGCGTTGTGCTTGATTGGCATTTATCCAACGAGCACCAATCTCATCAGCAAGAGGTTTAGCAAAACCTGCTGTACGTGCAAGGGCAACAACATCTTTAGTTGATTGTAAACCTTCATCAATCTCTCTACCGTCTGAAAGAGTTTTGATACCTGTTTTAAGGTTTTTTAAACTTGGGGCTATTTCAAATAGTCTAGCAAATCTACCAAATGTTGTTTGGGATTTGTTAATAACATCTTTCATCTTAGTGATTTCTTCAACATTACCTGAACGAAGTAAATCAACTTGTGTATCTAAAAATGGTAGAATATCTGTTTTGTTTAAATCAATGTCGTCAACAACTTTAATTTTAGTTAAACCAGTCATACTTGCAACACTGGCTTTAATGTTGTTTTTGAATTGTTTGATTACACCGTATGTTGGAAGAACTGGTTTAGATCCAGCCCATCTTCCGTTTAACATACCTATAGCGTTATCTATATCTTCAATGAAAACTTTAGCTGTTTGAGCATCGTAAACTTTATTATCAACAAGTTGTTGGATACCAACATCGTCAATGTCGCCTTTAAATTTGTTTCTAACAGAAGCTAATATTTGTGCTTTATCTTTAGCATCACTGGCTTCAGATATTTTTTTAATATCTTGACCTATTTCGTCAAAGAAGTTATTAACCCCACGTCCCAATAATGTGTTAGGATCAAAAGCTTTATTGATTCTTAAACTAGCAACATCACCTGTTGCTTCAGCAATTTTTAAAATACTTAGTTGTGATGCTTTGTATGCTTGTCCTGCTATAGGAATATATGTTAATGGATCAAAAGCAATTGCTGCTGCTAAATCAGCTGCACCAGATAGTCTATTGAATGCAAAACGATTAGCACCAAAATCACCTGGATCAATGCTGAACAATTCATAGAATGCGTCACGGCCGATTGATATTTTAGCTGTGTCATAATCTTTAATAGCCTTAGCAAATACTTCACCTTCAGTTCCACCCATAAGCATTTTTTGCATTGCAGCAATATCTTCAGGTGTTTCAAGGGTAGAAAGTACTTCACCGATTGTTTTACCGGTAGCGATCTGTTTAGCAATTTTTGCTACAGGAGCATCATAGTATGCGTCAACTTTTGCTTCACGTTGTTTGTCAAATAAAGCATTAGAATCGTATGCTTTTTTCCAAGCCTCAGCTAAAGGAATATCTTCAGCAATAGATGTTCTTATTGCACGATAGGGTTCAGTTAGTCTACTTGAGTAAACTGAAAGATTACGAAGAACTGGTTCAACAACTTTTTCTTTAACTTGACCTAGAAAAGATAGATCTTCTTCTTGAGTAAAAGCTGCTTTAGGGTTGAATTGTTTTAAAGTTTTTTGTAGATCTTCATCAAGTTTAAGAAATTCAGCTCTAGCATCTGCTTCAGGTAAACTGAGTAGTTGTCTATTTTTGTTTATTAAACCAGCAAAAGAATCTAATTTTTGTCTGTCTTGTCGTGGGACATTTGCAGTAATAGTTGCTGCATATAGTTCTTTAGAGGCTTTAAGTATGTTCTCATCAGCCATCAATACCCACCAAGAAGTGCCTGTTCATACAATGCTTGTACTTCACCAGTTGTGTCATATTGTGCTACCTCAGCAAGAATATCTGCAACAGTTCTTTCAGTAGCAGAACCTAAACCAAGAGCACTTATTCCAGGACCAGGACCGGCATTAGCGCCAAAGGTAACTGGTTCGTCAGGGCGTTGTGATGGTGCATTTAAAAGCACCACAGGTTGAGAGGCTGCGGCTGATGCGAGGCCCGAAGGCATACTTGATTGTTCAATACTCGGAGCCGCAGCCAAAGGAGCAGCTTGCTGCGTTTGCATTAGAGCTTGTCCTTCTCCATATGGGAGACCTGAAACGTATTTGGCTGCTTGTGTACCACTTTGACCATTGCCACCACGTCCATTAACATTCATTGGATTATTTTGTGGTGCAGTTGGTCTCATTCCACCTCTTGCCATTATATACGTCCTTAAATTTAATTAATTATTTACTTGCGTGTTTTGGTGGTTTTCCACCTTTTGTACCAGATGGTTGTGCAGAGAACATAATCTTTGACATACCTGGTTTTGAAGCAGATGGAACACCAGATTTTCTAACTGGTTGTTCGTATGCTTTTCCAGCAGAACCTTGGTTTGCTGGCTTCTTGCCGCCACTAAATGACTTCATTTGTTTCCTTTTCTTAGCCCGCAGGGACCATTCTTGTCACACTAGAAGATAGTGTGGGTTTGCCAGCACCGGTTAATCCGGCGAGCAAATACTGTATTGGTGGTCTTCCACCTTGTCCCACTTGCCCTGGTGCAATACCACGTTGACCACCAGTTATTGAACTTAAACCTGAAGCACCACCGGAGGGAGCCTCACCTGCGGAACCGGGGACGGGTTGTTCCATACCAGGGGCTGCAGCCTCAGCAGAAGGTGGCGGTGCTTGAGGGGCAAACGCTTCCGCGATTACCTGC